ACCGCAACGGCGGCTCTCCGTCAATTATTAGACGCAGGAACATTATCAAACTTACCTGCAGGATTTAAACAACGAGGCGTTAGAGTTAGAGATGAAGCGTCACCAATACAGCCAGGTGAGTTCAAAGATGTTGATGCACCAGGTGGATCATTACGTGATGCTTTCTTTCCATTACCATACAAAGAGCCATCTCAAACGTTATTAAATTTGTTAGGCATTGTTGTACAAGCAGGTCAAAGATTCGCGGCTATTGCTGATATGCAAGTGGGCGATGGTAACCAAGCAGCAGCTGTAGGAACAACTATTGCATTATTAGAACGTGGATCAAGAGTTATGTCAGCTATTCACAAAAGATGTTACGCAGCTATGAAAGATGAGTTTAAATTATTATCAAAAGTAGTATCACAATATCTACCACCAGAGTACCCATACGATGTTGTAGGTGGTGCAAGAAATATTAAACAGTCAGATTTTGATGACAGAGTTGATGTCGTACCAGTTGCAGATCCAAATATATTTTCAATGTCACAAAGAATTACTTTGGCTCAAACACAATTACAAATAGCAACATCAAACCCTGCATTACACAACATGTATCAAGTGTACAGAAATATGTATGAAGCTATCGGTGTTAAAAATGTAGATGCAGTTTTACCTGCACCTGCACCAAATGCACCAATGGACCCAAGTATGGAGCACATCAATGCTTTAGCTGGTAAACCTTTTCAAGCTTTCCCTGGTCAAGACCACAGAGCACACATAACTTCACACTTAAATTTTATGTCAACTAACATTGTTAGAAATAATCCTGCAGTTATGGCATCAATACAGAAAAATATTTTAGAACATATTAGTTTGATGGCACAAGAGCAGGTGCAATTAGAATTTAGAGAGCAAATGCAGCAAATGATGATGATGCAACAGCAGGCAGCTATGAATCCACAAGTGCAAGCACAGCTACAAGCGCTTACAAATCAGATCGAAGGTAGAAAAGCAGTGCTAATTGCAGAGATGACAGAGGAATATATGAAGGAAGAGAAGCAAATCACGTCACAATTTGACAATGACCCTCTTCTAAAACTAAAATCTCGTGAAGTTGACCTACGTGCGATGGAAAATGAGCGTAAAAAAGACAATGATATGGCTCAACAAGACATTGCAAGAGCAAGATTGATGCAACAAGGCGATATTGCAGAGGAAAAAATGGATCAAAACGAAAAATTAGCTAAATTAAGAGCTGGAGTTAGCCTTGCAAAGGCAGGAGCACAGCAAGCAACCATAGTTACGGAGGATAATTAATGCCACTTAACAAAAAAGGTAAAAAAATCATGAAATCCATGAAGAAACAGTATGGCAAGAAGAAGGGTGAAAAGATATTCTATGCATCTAAGAACAAAGGTGTTATAAAAGGGGTAAAAAAAGGAGCATAAATGCAAAGACTAGATAAAATCAAAGAAGTTAAAGTTGCTGAGCAGAGTATTGAAGTAGATCCTAGATCTAAAACTACTGCTGACAAAGCTTTTAACTATATTGCTACAGGAAAACCTGAGATGCCAGTTGGCGGTCAGAAAAGAATGTTAGCAGAAAAGAAAAGAAACTCGAAAGCGTACTAATGGCTTGGTTCAGTTTAGCAAAAATTGCTTTGCAAGCTGGTAGTAAGATATATGCTAATCGTCAAAAGACGAAAATGGCTATGTCAGACGC